GCGCCCCGGTGGCTCGATATAAGAGGCGTCCGGCATCGCGAAGACGTCCTGTATAACGGACATCTCGATCTCATTGTTTCCGTTGGCGACCGGACGCTCTCTGATCTCCCCGGCTCGGACTATAATTTCGGCAATCCCCTTGCCGGGATGGGCGATTTTGAACGGCATCCCAGGAGCCAATTTGTATGCTCTCCGGTCAAAAACGCACGAGAACTTGCGGAGACCTTGTTGCACACCTAGTTCGCGTTCGGCAATTCGTCCTAAGAGCGCGCGCGTCGGGATGCCTTTGTAGACGATAGTGTTGGAAATGATTTCCCCGAGCGACTGGATAGACGCAAGGTTTTGAACCGTTACCGCGATTTCCTCTTTGGTCGTTGGATCGAAACCCTTGACCACGATTTCGTTGTAAGCGGTCTCCTCTGAGCTTGCATCATCTTCCTCGATCCGAAGAAGCCCGGTCCCTGGGGCAAAAACAGGCAAGGTATCCGGGTCGTAGTCATCCCGAATTAGTCGAAGCGTCATCTTGCCGGTGGTCCGGTCGACATATTGAACTCCGCCAATATGGTTGATGACTTGCGGGATGAACTCTTTAATCGTCTCCTGGCGAAACCAGGGAAGACAGATGCCCAGACCCTCTTGGCAAAGCTGGTTCGCTGCGTAGATGTAGCTGTTCTCGTCGATCAGGTCGGCAGGCATACCTCGCCCCCATTCGGGGTTGGTATTGATTTCATAAAGGATATGCGAGCCGTTCATCGCTCGAATAAGCCCGCCGGATTCCGATTGTAGTGTAATCGTAGCTCGGAAAGGATAGAACGGCGCGTTGTTATGCCAACCCGCGCTAGTCCGACGGATGCGGAACGCCCACTCTTTCGGATAAGGGTTTAGCGTAGTAATCAACCCGTCGAACCAAGCGGTGACGACTCCCCGGAAATTCGGAACATCTCCACCTAACGCCGTTTCAATGTCAGGCAATGTTCCGACGGCCGTGTTGACCGCGCCCTGGAGAACTTGGTCAGAAGCTCCGTTGTAAAAATAGATCGGACCCTTAACTCCGCCTTCCTTCTCGTCTCCACCAAAAAGTTCTGGCTTGTTTATCAGATAAAGCTGACCGGATTCATCGAGGCAGATTTCTTCGTCACCGTTCAACACGCTGATTCCGCCGACGGTGATGTCAGCAATCGAGTTCACAGGTCCTCGGCAGAGACCCATCTGGAGAGTCCAAAGGTATCGGAACCCAACGGTTTGCTTCTTAGCGCCCATCCTCGGCCACCTCCTCGCGGGCTACCTTAGTGGCGCGGGCTGCCAGAGGACAGCCAGTTTCCTCAAAATCCGAGACCGGACGACCTTCTGCCAGGAACTCCGCCCAGGACCAGCCGCGTTGTGCAAACCAAGCCCGCGCACCGCTCATGCAGAGCTTGGCAGCCCGGACATGCCGGATAAGTAGCAGAGGATCAGGCGCGATCATTTCTTACCTTTCTTGACTTTCTGAGTCCTCATGTTTCCGAACCAGAGGACAAACCACCCGTCTGTCCAAACGTCTCCAAAGACAACCATCTGCGGTGTGCCTTCGTCGACTTGAGGAAAGTCGAAATCTTCGGATGACGCAGCTTCCACGCTCTGAGGTTTGACCAAGAGCGCCTGAATCGCAGTTGACGCGACTAGGAATACCAAGGCCCAAGCGAGTAACGGCATTTCGACTCCTAGAAGACGGGGGTTCCGTCGAACGGTGACTTACCAGGCATATGAGGGAATCCGCCGTAGTTGGCAAGGTTCCCGAACAGCTTACAAACTGTCGTCGTTCTGGCGCAACCAGGGTAGAGCGTCAATGCCAGCCCGACGGTCAGACCAGCCGGTGCCCCAAGCGTCAGGAAATCGTTTCCAGTATGCCGCTTGATACCCAGGCGTTCAAAGGAGCCATCCGGCCGGGTATATTCCAGGAAACCCCCGTTGAAGGTGCCTTCGGCTGGGTCGGCGTAAGCCGCGACCGTGAAGCCAGTCGAGGTGACAGTGGCGACGGTGTGCGCGTATGCGTGAGCGCTTTTATCCAGGTTACAGCCGATCCCGTAAAGGACATGAGGGCACATGCGCGACCAGAACAGCCGAAGACCGTTGCGATCATAGCTACCAGCGATAGAACGACAACTCAGCGAGGATGAGGCCCGGTCGACTAGGATAGCGTTGGTGACGCTACCAACCCACTGAATCGCGGCTTGGTCAGGCGGATCGCCTAGGTGCCAGCGCCGGAGCTTGAGCCAGAGCTTGCCCGATGGCCGATTACCTCCCCGAAACAGTTGGGCGACCTCCGCGTCAGACTGAATCTGGACCACTAGATCGTTGCGGTCGTTTCCGCCTTGCGTGATCCCCTCGTCCATGACTGCGGTAGGGGACCAGGTTGCGGCCACCTCGTCTCCGTCAACGATCTGTTCTTCGTCTCCCGTGCAATACCGATAGTAAGTGTTCCCCAGTCGAAACTCGTAGAGCATGATGGGCTGACCATCGGTATTGCTGATCTCGCGCGTTTCGTATGCCATTATGTGACCCCGAAGAAGTGGTTGTCAGGGAAATTGCCTGCGCGGGGAAACAGCGTGATCCCGTTGCCCTCGTCACTGTTTTGCCCTGGAGTGATCCAAACGCTCTGGCGTGTCGGGAGGGGTCCTTGCGCCTCCTGGTCCCACTGTTGGAAAGTCAGGTAGTTGACAAAAGGAGGTTCAGAGGTCGAACCGCCGCCAAGCTGCTGCATTTGGATTTCTATTTCTCGGATGTCGCCTCTGTCGGTATGGACGTAAAGGTTCACAAACGAACTGTCTGCTGCGCGCTGGAACTGGTGTGTCTCTGAAAGACGGGCCGGATTAAATTCGCCGTTTCCGTCTGTGTAATAGAAGCTGGAGTATTGCTGAGTCCCCAGGAGAGAGTTCAACCACATGCTAAGACTGCCTCCTCCGATTCCGCTCACATTGCCGGGCATTACTAGCGACACTTTATAATACCAGCCCTCGAAAACCGGAGCCACGGTCGCGCAAGCCCAAGGTTCGACGATCCCGCAAGGTTCTGCGGATTCGGCTGCGACGGGAATTGGCACTGAGAGCGGGGTAGGCGCAGTGCGGATGTTAGGGAAGGATCGGAACGTCGTGGTCAATTCCGTTAGTCCGGTCGAGTCGGTGTAATGCGTAAACTCGAAATCGTCCTGGTCGAACCGGGCCGTATCCATAAAGCTGATCTTGCGGACAAGACCCGGTGAGAGGTCTAGGCCCAGCGGAGCGTCTAGGTCCAGAGTTTCGGTATTGCCGGTCAGCGTTGCATCGGTGATCTGTCGAGCGATTCTCTGGCCGTCGAAAGTCCAGATAATGATATGCTCGCGGCCGCTACCAGGGCCTCCGGCGTAAGCGAGACCGATATTTTCGATCTCGATCTGGCTTTCCGCCGCGAGATGGGAGCCTACAAGCTCCAGGTCTCGCTTGAACGTGGGGAGCCAGAACTCTCCACGCCGTCCCTGGTGCCTATAGAGAAGATCGCGGGCGCTGGCAAGCCCCGACCGGCCTTGCAGAAAATACCGATGCTCCTGGCCTACGTTCGCCCGGCCTACGGGATCGGTCCGGTAGACCAGGCCGACCTGGGCGTCGTAATCCACGACGTCGTGTTGAAGCTCCGAAGACAGGCCGCCCACCCAGTTCGGCTCGCTTTCCAGGATCGGAAGCCCGAGATAAACCGGAGACCCGTCGACGGCGGGCGTCCAAGTATTCGCGTCCTTGACTGTCAGGCGTGTGACGACATTGGCGACGTCGGCCGACTCATGTTCAAGCTCGCCCAGGTCGTCGATCAGCGCGCGGCGGAGAGGCATAACGCGCGATCCTGCGGGCCAGGAGCGCCCAGTGGCCGTCGATAAGTCGATTCCTCCGGCGTCTACGGCCGCGACGTCGATCACCTCAAAATCAAGCGCCGTTGCCCCCTGAATAATGATCGCCTTGCCTACTGCGAACTCGGTATGCGTAGTGTCGAAATTGAGTCGATTGGTAACTCCGGCCACGGTTTGAACCGGGAGACGCACGACATCCCAGTAGAGAGGGACCGTGATTTCCTGGGCAGACAGCCGGTGCATGAAAATGTCGAAGAACGCGCGCTCAGGCCCGTGTAGCAGGAAAGACGCCTCTAGGGACCTTCTGGGGGTCTGACGGACAGCCTGACGCTGTTCAGCGCCCTCGTCGGCCCTCAGGAGCGTCGTAAAGAACGATAGGCGCTCCTGGACGCCTTCGCCCCAGTTGGGTCGAAACGAGAAGCAAGGAAGCAAGGTGTCTGACACGCGGCACTATTCCAATATCTGTCTGATCGTCGGCTTGTTTGCTTTGATTACAGTAAGGATCGCCCGTTCGCCAGACTTGCCTTGCATTGCGGATGCGACTTGTTCCGGCTCCAGCAGGAGAACCTGGCGGATACCCTGTGCCGCACCGCCTCCACCTCCGCCCTTGCCGCCGCCGTTGCGAACGTGCCGAGGGTCTTGCTCAGTGATAACCTCCTCCCCCTTCTGGAGGATCGCCGCGTATTCGTCCGGACGGAGACCCAAGCCACCTCCCGAGTGAAAACGCGGAGCGCCAAGCCAGGCAGCAGAGGACATCCCGGTCCGAGAACGCCTACTGCCTCCGACTCCGACTACACCACCGCTATGGAAAAACAGTCCGCCAAGACCTCCTGTCCCTGCCCCCAGGATCGCCTTGGCAGCCTGGAGAGCGACCATCTGAATAAGAACCTGTGCAATCGCCCCCAGAAAGTCTCCTACCAGGCTCAACGCCGTAGTGAAAACGTTGTTGATCGCATCGCCAAAACTGAGAGTGCCCGACACCAGGCCGACGATAGTGTCTGCTGCGGTCTGAAAAGCGGTCGCGACTCCGTTGACGATGCTCTGTTGAGCCGCCTGGTTGACTTGGAGAATACGGTCGTCGACATTGACCAGGCCCGCATCCACGGCATCCAGGCGCGCAATCCAAGCGCGGTATGCGGTCTCACTAATCAAGGGAAGACCCGTAAGCTCGTCGTTGGTGGCGCGAAGGACCTCCAACGAGGCGCGAAGCGCGGTTGTCTGTGCCTGAATCTCTCCAGCCGCCAGGTTGAACGCCTCGGCCGTCTTAGCCCGAGCTTCTTCGTCTGTCAGAATACCGATTTCACGAAGATCGTTGTAGGCCGAAACCAGGTCGTTCCGCTCTTGGAGAACCTGGTTCAGCCGCTCCTCCTGCTGCCCAAACGCAGAAGTCAAGACGGCGGTGGCCGCATTGTTCGTAGGATCGCCCGCCACGATTCGCTCCAGCCGTGCGATAAGTGAAACCATTTCCGGAGAGGGCGTAGTCCCGGCCACGGCGCGAGCAATGTCCAGGGCGCGCTGGGCAGCCTCGACAATCTGGGGCGAGATGCGCGCGTTGACTGCCTCTGCCTGGCGGAACGCTTCTTCAACGCTCAGAGCGCCCCGCTCCTGGGCGTCCGTGATGTTCTCGATCTCGTCCGAACGCTGTTGCGCCAAGAGGTTCGCTTGCTCCTCAAAAAACGCGATCTCCTCTTGCTGTTTAAGGATGTTCTTGCCCGCCTCGATCCGCTTCTCCACGTCGTCCAGAGAAGTGCCGTCTCGCGTCTCGGTGATCCCAAGATCGCGAAGGTCTTGCAGCGTATCAAAGATCGACTCGTAGCGCTCGTCGACGGCCTGGAGACGCTGTTCTAACGAAGCGCCTCCTGACCGAGCAACGGCCGCGTCAAGCTGCCGAAGCTGACGCTCTGCCTGGTCCTGTGCGCGCTCGATAGCGCGTTCCCTCTGGGCCGCTTCTCTGTCCGCGCGCGCTTGAGCGCTATTCCGTCGACTGCCTCGACGGGTTCTACCGCCTCGACGATTGGCTCTTTCGGACTCTTGATTGATCTTGCGCTGTTCTGCCGCGATAGCCTGAGTGACTGCGCGTTCTTCTAAGGCATCAGAAACTCCGGCGGCCTGTGCGCGACGGCGGGCG